CTACTAAGCTTCCAGCTTTTTGGGCGGCAAGAATTTCTGGTGTAAGTAATTTCCATCCTACCCCACCCTTGAAAAGCATTCTAAAGTGCATGGCTCCTTTAATAATGTATCCGAAGAAGTTAGCGAGCACACCCGTTAGCATGATTAAGGGCCCAGCCAGAGCTGTCAGTCCACCGATGAATGTCAATATTTGTTTTACTGGACCAGGAAGATTGCTAGCAAATTTAACCACTTGACTAATTATGTTCATAAACTTAGTGCCTAGGTCTAAGAATCTTTCACCAACTCCAGCAAGATCTGCCTTTAGTCCTTCAAGAGCCCTTCTATATTTTCCAGATGCAGACTCTGTTATCTGTGAAAGCTCTCGTCCAGAAATACTCGCAAGCTCTTCGCTGCTTGATTTCATTAAATCTAGAACCTGCAGGGTCTGGCTTCCCTGTCTTCCAAGATTATCGAATAGTGCTGTCATTCTTGCAAACTGGAATTTACCGAACAACTGCTCAATCGCTTTTTGTTTTTGCAAAGGATCTAATTGATCTAACGCTGACTGTAAATCCAGAATCATTTGTTTTACATTTCCTGCGTTCCCATCAACTATGTTAGTTAGGCTAATTCCGAATCCTTCGAACATTCCTTGTGCAACTTTAGTAGGATTGATAAGGGATGCTAACGCTGATTTAAGTGCGTTTGCACCCATTGTTGCATCAATTCCTCCCTCCTTCATTGCTACAAGCATTAAGGCGAGGTCTTTTACATTGCCGCCCAATCCCTTAAATACTGGACCAGCTTTTGGAATGGCCTCGACCAAATCTGCAAGTGTTGTGGATGTTTGGTTTTCTACTGCGTTAAGAAAATCAATTGACTGAGTTAGCTCTTCGGTATTTTGTTTAAATGTAGTCTGAATCGCAAGGGTTGCTTTCATTGCTTCTTGTCTGTCTATTTCTCCAAGAACTGAAAGCCTGCTTGTTTGCTTTAGCGATCCTATTAGGTCTTGTCCAGTTTTTCCTGTTGCGGCTATGTCGGCTGCAAGCGAAATTGATTCCTTGTACGATATACCGTAGGCTTTTGATAGCTCGCTAGCAGTTTGTGCAACTTCTTTTCTAACTTTTGAAAGCTCCGTCGCCGACACTGCGGCCAATCCACCATAAACTTTAGTAAGACGGACAAGTTCTTGATCGGCCTCTTTAAATGCTTTGGCTGCGGCTTTCCCAAATAATGTAAGCGGAACGGTTAAGCCTACTGTAAGCTGGCGTCCCGCCCACTGTGTATTTTTACCCCAGTTAATAAGTTGTCCGGAACCTTGCTGAATAACCCTATTCATAATTTGTAGTTCTTGATTTGCTATCTGGGTCTTATTCTTTATTACATCTAGCCCTCTGGGAACATGTACGTTGAATTGCATTAACCCCTGGGCATTTTTGCCAAGGGGTTGAAGTACGGCATTTTGTAGAGATACTTGTTGCTTGGCAAGATCACGAATAATTCCGCCAGAAGTTTTCGCATGCTGTTGCATCGTTCCATAATATTGGCCTAATTTTAATCGGCCAGAATCAAGATTCTTTCCGAACTTTTCTACATCTGACTGTAAACTTACAAAGTGAGTAGAATATTGTCCCGTGCTTTTCAGTGTATCAGAAAAGGAGCTATTCATTGCCCTTATCTGGTTGGCTATATTTTTATTAGAGCCAGCAATTGATTGCTGCATTGCTGACATAGCTGCAGTAACTTTATGCAAATCTGCAAAGTCTACACCCTTTAAAGAAGCTGAAAACTTTCTGCTTTCATATTCCTTTTTTTGTATAGCCTTCAAAGTATTAATGATCTCTGGCATTGATAGGCTATCTTCTAGTTCTTCGTAATTCTTCCAGTGTCCTAGAAGAAAAACTTCACCCTCTAATGCGGCTAGATCTAGTTCTGACCAGCCAGAACCGCTGCCGCTAGAAGGTTTGGGTCGTCCATCTTAATCCCACCGCATACTTCAAGGATGCGATTGATTGTAGGGACATCGAGAGCATCTTCTAGTGCATCTCTATCTGCTACCAATTCTGGTAGCTGTTTTTCTAAAGCAACAGCGACGGCATCAATTAACACATCTAGTGTTTCATCTTCTGTCGTTACACCTGCTGTTTTTTGAATAGCGGCCATAAATTTTCTTAACGCCTTAATTGTTAAGGGCTGAAGTTTGACCGTAGCTCCATTTTGGAGCTGGATCTCTTCTACGTCATATACTGTTGTTGCCAATTTAATCCTCCTTGGATTGTCTCTTTTATTATACTATAAGTATCTTATTAGGGCATAACACAAAGGCCCCATCTCTGGGGCCGTTGGGCAATAATTAATTAATTATTTATACAACGAGAACACGGTCAATAATCTTACCATACTCTGAGCCACTATAAGAGGCGTCTGGGAGCAAACGGAAAGTTACTGGAAATGTTGTTGCTGTGGTACGAGCCAAGCTAAACGCTGACTGTTGCACCGAAAGAACTCGGCGGGCATAATATACACGCTCTGCATTTGTGTTTGCAGATGTTGGGGCTTCTCCTACTGCAATCAATTGACGCTCTGTTGGAGCTGCTCCAAGAGCACCTGCCTCAAGGTGAAGTACCTGCATTTTTGTTAGATTTGATCCTGTTTCAGCATCAAGGGTAGATGATGGCTGACCGAATACAACAAGAACGTTTTCTAGTGTTCCTTCTGACATCTCTGTTGCAATCATAACTTCCATTGCGGATTTGAAAAGCTTTGCTGTATCCAGCAACTGGTCTACTGTTACTGAATCATAAGTTGGGTTATAAGTGATCGAAAGACCATTATTAGTAAAACCTACGTTTCTGTATCCAAATTTTCCCGCTACTTGTGTTACGGCATTTAGCGTTGTTGCGTAGGTTACTCCGTCTGCAAATACTGGAATGGTTACGTTTGGTGATCCTGCTGCTATATTAGCTCCCGCTTCTGAGTTTGCGAGATAGTTTGTTGATGTTACGTCTGTGTTCGAAATGAACAATGGTGACGCACCGACCAGAATATTTTTTGCATTACCTGGTGATTGTGCCATGGTTTATATCCTCCTGTTGTAATTCTATAAATTTACTGATTGGCTGGCTAGGCCGTTCCTCTATGTCTAATTTTAGGCCATATTAGATAAAAATGCAAATGCTAAGCGAATCGGCCGGAACCATCTAAAAACCTAGCATACTTAGCCTGTAATATAACATCAGATGAATAGAATCCGGCCATTTCCTTAGATGGGGTAGTAGGAGAAATATCCTCTATATGGGTACTGAAGAACTTAAATACCGTTGATATCGGCAGGTACCCATTAATGTCATCTGCTGAATCATCCATTCTCCTAAATAGATCCACCATAAAGTTTGTTATTTCATTGATATCTGAGACTTGGGTCGAATATATGGTAAATAGGATCTGGTCATTACATACCATCCAATTGTCCTCATATGACATACCGATCTTATCATAGACAATATGCTTTTTGCCATTAAGGGTTTGGTTCATAATTGCCTGTTGCTGTACCGGCAAAATTGGGTTTGTTGACCCAAAAATGTCAACAGTATAATCGGCTGGGTCAAATATATTATTAGAAACAAGTTCGTCCCACAGGAATTTTCTTATTTCTAGCATAGCGTCTAGCTTATAATTGGCTGTCATAGTGCCGCCCCAAATGATGCGGCCAAGGCTGAGTCAGCCTGCATTCTGATCGCATTTGGCGAGAATGAGTATTGTATTCTTTTAATATTTACAGGAACCTTCATTGCCTTAGATATCGCTGTGTTGAATATCCTTTGGAATCCCGATCTTTTAATGGATTCATTTACTGATTGTCCACTAAACCATCTGCTGTACATAAGGCTAAATTGATTTCTTACTCCCCGCCCGCCTGGGCTCTTAACGGTCACTGAGGCCCCTATGGGCATGAACACGGTAATGCTATCAGATTCGAATACAAGTCGCTTAGAAGCCACTGGGGCAATTTTAACGGGCATTCCAGCCTCCATCACAGAAGCTTTATTTGCAAAAATATACTTCTTTCTACCTGCACCTGTAGGTACTGTGGTTTTAGATAACATTAATTCATAATTAAATTTAAATGAAAGCCCATCTTGTGATAACTTCTTTAATTTAAACAGCCTTGCTGCCTTTACTCCAGGCTTACCCCATTCATAAACATGGTGTAATGACTTAGGCTTTACTCTTGCCTGTGCGTCTATATACGCACCAAAATCTTCTTTAATTTGATCAAATATAACCTTAGAGAATTGGGACTGGAAAGACTTGTTTGACGTCAGCTTGCCTATAACATTCGCCTGATAATATAGATACGCAGAAACTTGGGCGGTGATGCTCTCTTTAAATACCGCCTTATCCCTCTTGCATAACAACCATTCCGCTTACAATATATTGTGCCAATAGTTGGTCGGCATAAAGATTGCCCGTTCCAGAATAAGCATCTGAGGAGTACTCAAATTTCCAGTCAAACGTCTGTATATTCTTAATATACTTTGCTTTCCATACTTTATCTTTACTGAAGTAATCTCCCATAAGAGCGATACATGCATCTTGAACATCGGCTGGAACTGATTCCCAGCCAAAAACTCCATCAATTCTATATCTTGTATTCTTATGAAAAGCTTCATGCCCATTGCCATCAACTCTTATTCCAAATCCGCTTTCTGAAACAATTGGGGTGTAGGCCCAGTTATCAACTATATCATGGGTATCAACTAAAAGGATATCGCTTTCATATACTCTACGTACAGATATAATTTTAGATGCTAATGGCAGAATATTTCCACCTGATCCATATGCAATTTCAGTGGATCCATATTTATAAAACTTTTGTGAGGTATGGTGTTCAATTACTTTTCTGGCCCATTTTTCTGCCGATTGCAGCTCCTCATAAGATTTATGATTTGGGTCGGATGGATCCGTACCAAGACCCAAATGTTCAATAGCTTCAGATAAATCGCAGTACGGTAAAATAACATCAGTGTATGTAACATGCTCTGAGCTAATAGCATCAGCCGAATATACCCAGTGTGCTTTAAATTTCCTAGCTCTTTGAGTAAGAGATCGCGGAAGAACAAAAGAATAAGATCCAGTATCTACTTCTGATTTTTCTGAATCAAATGATTGAACAATAGCAAGAGGATCTACATGAGGCTCAATAAGAGGATCTTCTGTAATATCATAAAGATGTACTACTACAGTTCCGTCGGCATCAATAAGGTCACCATCATAGAATATCTTAGTCCTTACTGGTGAATTAGTTCCTACATATACTTCTATCATTTAATTGGATTAGATTAACTATAGAAGTCTTGAACTTCTTTGGCAGTTGACAATCTAAATCCTTCCTCCCTGTCAAATATGTCTTGCGCCTTATCTTGTCCCATTGGAACAAATGGGTGGTCTTTGGTAAAGGTGAACCCAAGAATATCATATCTCTGATTTGCTCTAGTCATTCTTACAAGCACTGTATCTGGCGCTAATTTTTGCTTAGGGTCAAATTTAGGAATGATCTCTTCTTTAAAATCTGGATTTTCTAGATTCTCCTGTGTTTTTGCATATACTGACCAGGTTACCCCTTCTTCCGCCAATGCGGCAATTAGGTCCTTTTTGCTTTTTAGGTTTTCGGCCGGAACTGCAAAATCCTCAGCGATTTGCTTCAATTCTGCAACTTTCATGTTATCAAATGACATGGTTATATCTCCTTATGTTAGGTACATTTATTATAGCATTAGATTGGTCATATGGAAAGGGGAATAGGTAATGGGTCCCGGTTTCCCTGGACCCATTACAATATTGCTAAAATTGCTTAAGAAGCAACCTTCACATTTTTAACGACTACCCAAGCATCTGCTTGTTCAATCTGGGTCCCGACACGAGTGAACATGGTATATTCAGTTGTGTCTTTCTTATTCTTGAATTCGCGGTATACAGTTACATCGCGCTTGATGCCAATGATAACATTGTTTGGGAATGTTAAGTGGATATCTCCGTGATCTCCTGTTTCTCCTGAATAGTCCCCATCCTTGTCTTCTTTAAGAAGTGGTACTTCAAGAACTGGAATACCGAATGCGAACGGTGCTACGTATCCTGCCGGCCCACCAAGTTGTGGTGTTCCTCCACGGATAATGCTGGAAGCGATATCTTGTGTGTTAGCATTTCCATATTCGCCAAGTAGAGATGCAGAATATAAATAGTCCTGAATCAGGTTAGAACCCGAAAGGAATTTAAGGTCTACGCGCTTTTGCTTGTACTTACGTGGAAGAGCCTTGAGTGCACTATTAAATATTGCACGAGAGATTGGGGCACCAGCTCCGTCAACGACGTGACCGTTTGCCTTTGCAATCTTTACAACGCCATCAAATGACTTGTAAAGAAGGTCTCCCCCGGGTGATGCAGAGTATGATCCATTAAGAACTAGGTCCTCAATGTCGTTACCTGCCTGTGTTGCAATTAGACGTGCGATATGATCCTCAACGTCTGTGCCTTCAATATTATCTTCTAGGGATTCTGTTGAGATCTCCCAGTCAAGACGCAATTTCTTTGTGGTCAAAGAAATTTTTGAGAAAGTTACAGGTGAGTTTGTTGCGTCATCGACGGCCTCAGTTGCAAGCTTCAATAATTTTTCTCCAATTGACATTCTGTCAATTTCGGATGTATCTGACTTCATTCTTACTTTACGTGCGAATTTTCCAATTACGGTTGCATCGAACATGTAGTCAAGGAAGCGAGATGATTGTTCTGGATTTAATAGTCCACCACCGCTAGCATCGCTGCCTATGTGATCTCCTGTTAAGCTTCCTTCGGACGCGAATTCAGTTGATATAACTGGACCTGTTCCGACTGCTTTTTGTAATGTTTCATTGCTCATATTTTTTCACCTACCCTTTATTTAACTAGTTCGGATACAGAGCCGAGGAAGCTGCCGTTCCATTTTGATTTCTTGATTGGAGCTTCTCGGGACCCGCCAAGGTCCGAAGACTTCTTAATTGCAGTCTCTGCTTCTACTGCATCGACACGTTTTTGTACGCCATCAATTGTGTTATTGATTTCACTTATAGCGGTAGAAAGCACTGTATATTGTGCTGCCAATTCTGTGAATTTAGAATCAACGCTCTTACTAAAAGATTCAACTGTATCTTTAATAGTTGTTACTTGTTTAGCACTTGCTTCTGATGCTTTGCCTAGAGTGTCTGAGAAAAATCCTTTTAGGTCACCTAACATTTTTGCAAAATCAGGTTCATCGACAACAACTTCTTGTACGTCGATAGATTTTTCTAGAATCTCGGCATTAGCATCTTCGGTTACAACTACATCTTCTGTAGCTGCCACTTCTTCAACAACTTCTGTTGTTTCTGTGTTTACGTCTGACATTTTATTACCTCCTTCTGCGTCTACCTGTTTTGCAATTGTTTGTGTAGCAGGCAACGACAATCTTGATCCCTTGTGGGATGCAAGAATTTTATCTATTTCTTTTGATTTGTTAACATCATTGGATTCTACCCAACCGATTAATTCCGCTGGTTTTCCATTAACGGGGGAATTATATGATGCTTCTGTTGATATGAAAACTGAATCACTTTCTTCACAATAAAAAATGTTTTCTGTTATTACTTCTGCCGCCATGCCTTTAAATATTAATTCTCCATTGACTTTTTGAATTGATAGGATGTTGCACAATTCATTCGCTGGCGAATCAACAAGTGATAATTCCATTAGAGAGTACTTTTTGATAAATCTTACTGATTGGCCGGTTGCTTTATTAATTTCATTATCTGACTCTTCTATTTTTCCGCCGATCGAAAATCCCGATAGAGTTCCGTCCAAAACCTTTTCCCAGGAATCTTGTGCGCCTTTTGAAACATATGCGTCTACATAAACTCCATTATAAAACTCTTTTGTTGTTGGGTCGTAGAATGTCTCTGGTCTGAATGATACCATTTTCCCAACGGCAATCAGACTGTGGCTCTCTCGTATATTCCCACGAAACTTTTCAAAAGCTTTTAAGCTTGCCTCTGCCGTTACAACGTCACCTGTCTGGTCAACATTGTCGAGGGTGGCAAAGCCAGAAACCGTGCGTTTTTCGCGGTTGACTTTGGTAAATGGGACAGATAAATGTATCTGATCGCCATTGGAAATCCAAAAAGACTTTTCAATGTTCATATGCCTAATTTTATCTATATATAGATAATAATGCAAATTAGCAGTTGATTAGGACTACTCTACTTTTCTGCCGTCGCCCTTTGCGTTCCGTCCTTCTCCCGATTTATCTGGGGAGTTGGCCGAACGTTCGGTATCTCTGGCTCTAGTCTTGCCTGCCTGGGATGCTGCCTCTGAGGCGGCGGGACCCTTTAATTCGATAACTTTATCTCCACCATCAAGAGGAATCATGCCCTTTCGAAGCCTAACTTCATTCGGGGTAATCACCTGCATCCTTAAATATCTCTCATCAATCTTAGATTGAGTATCCTCGTCCGTTAAGGTCAATTCATTAAATTTAATCAATAGGGCGTCTGTCTTTTCCGCAATAATCCTATTCAATTTATTCTCAAAATTGATTTGTGCCGGACGGCATACCTGTTCCCTAAATGTTTTATCGGCATCTCTGGCTACCGCCAAATTGACTCCTTCCGGAGTTCCAATTTTATTAATAGGGGTTCTATGGGCAATCAATATTTGGTCCCTATTGTTCTTATGGTAGATATTAAACGAGGATTCTTGGTTCCCCGCCTCAACCGCCTCCATCTTAAATTCGGTTTTAGAATCTGGCGAATCTGGCGGAAGTGGAATATAAAGAGATCTATGATTTTTGCCCTTTAATCCAACTTGGAAGAATTCAAGTAATTTGCGCTCGGATTCTGGGGATAGCTTTGCTCCCTTTACTGTGATAATATATCTTGGTACCGCTTTATTTTCAAAGTAATCAATATTGTATTTACCAGCAAATTCATTGCCGGCCAATGCTGTTGATGCAGCCACAATATCTGAAATTCCATAGTAGTTATTTGTAGGGGTATATTTCTTTAGGTGGATAACTTCATTCGGCCGCCCTAATTCGCTATAAATTGGATTAGGTGTATCCTCGTCACCAAAATTGCGGAAATATACGGCCTTGCCGTAAAGTAATTGAATATAGCCATCTCTTAGCCTACGGACTCTCATCGTACTCGATGGAATATGTCCGATATAGCCAATATCTCCAGCAGTTGTTCTGCCTATTTCAATATACCCATTACCTGTTGCTTCTTGATCCGTATAGGCTTTAACTAATGTCTCTATAAATGTTTCTTCTTCATTTGAGTCTTCCAGCCAATCTTCAAGACTTTGCCTTACCTTATCTAATTTTGTCCTTGCCCGCGCCAATTGTTTTACATCAGATATCTGGTCCAGAATATCGTTTGCTTTTCTTGTTTCGATAAATGAATACCCCAGGCCAACAATATTTGCAACCTTGGCATTTATTGCAGAATAGTTATACGGAGAAATCTCATACGCTTTTGACAAAGAGTATAGGTTGAATTGTGGCTCAACCAAATCAAACAATCCGTACCCTGTAATTGCCTGGGGGACTAAATTCTGTTGTGTCTGGGATCCATCTTGTCCCACAAATCTTTTTTGCAAATCTCTTGCCATCTTGCGTCTAAATGTGGCCCCTAGCCCGGTAACCTTTTTTAATTCTTCCCCGTCGATTTTAAATGGGTCATTGTCCACTACCGCCTGTGGCTTATTGAATTTTATCCACTCATCCGTATTAGAGATCTCTATAAATTCTGTTGTGTCTTCTGTATCTTCAATCATCTTTGTCCACCCCTGCGCAATTTCATGCTATCCTTATATTCTCCAATATCTAAAGGATCTGGAGTTAATCCCCATCTCAATCTCATTTCTTGTTCTTCCCGCTCTTCATCAGAAATTTTGCGGGAACCGGCAAGGAATTTTGGGCTTCCCTCGTTAATCCCATAAGACCTAACTTCTCTAGCAAGAGCATCAATTTTGGTCTTGTTCCCTTTTTTGGAAGTAACTGAAAGAAAGTTCCCGTCATCATCGCCGATCCACTTCCCACCAGGCATTTCCCAAACATAAATCCCTAGATTGGTCTCTTCGATAAACTTCTTATTAGTACTTTTGATATCCATATGCTATCATTTTACCATTCTTTGTCACTAAAGTCCAGAGATTGTCCTAATGCTACGACAGATTATACGCTTTGGATAACAATCCAGTCATTATCGTAGTAGTTTAATGCCGATTCTGTCAGGGAGACCGACGGCTCAGCAATAATTAAGGACGGTCTTCCTATATAAAGACCATAATGTTCAGAGGAAATTGCTTGGGTAAGATCAGATGAGTATATGACAATGTTATTGTATAGGTTGTCCGGGCCTCCAGATGTCAGATAGTTAAACTGTAGGACCGTTGAGCAGGGGGCCGTAAATACAATTACGATATGATGCAGTTCGCCAGCCGTTAAAAAATTACTAATATTGGTCTGGGAGGTTTTGTCTACCCCATTTACATAGATCTTTGCTACGTTGGTCATAGAGACTACTCCTGTGCCGTCCCAGGCATACTTTGTCTCGGCATAGGACCCAGACAGGGCCGCGTAGAATAGGGTGTTAGCGCCCGTCGTAGAGGGCGTGAAGAGTATCTCTACAGACTTGATAGAAGATATTGTATCAATATTGAACCCATACCCTGATTTTGCCCTAATCCCATTTGTGGCATTCATAGAAAGCGGGGAATAATTTAAAGACCCCAAATCATACTCACTTGTGGAATATAGCCTATCCCCATAATTATCAGCATATAGGTCTTTATTGGTATAGAAGCTAATTTGAAAAAATGACAGCTTTGGTAGATATTTTGATGCATCACTTGTTATCATTGTTATTCTTATGTATAATTTTCCTGTTCCGTCAAATTCGTCTTTAGAATATTGTGGGACTGCCTGTCCATTTGTACATGCTACATATGTCACTTCATCTACGCTTGATTCAACTGTAATTCCTAAATCATTTCTCCATTCCACCTTTGATGAAATAAGTCCTATTTCGGTGGGTATTAAAAAGAAATCATTTATAATAGATTCTTTTGGTTCCGCCGTTTCTGTTTTGTAGAATGCTATATGTCTTTTATCTGAATCATAATATGTATTGCTATCTGTTAGTTCCGCCCATGATTTATTTACTGGGTACGAGTATTCAAATTGGGCCCTTGTGTTTGCGTCATTACAGGAAAACAATGTCCCGTTTTCTGGATAGGCTATTTGTGCTGCATTTATATACAATGATCCATCAAAATAATGCTTTCTTATAATTGCTGCGCTAAGGCCATATCTATAAATTGCAGGAGCATCCACAATAAAAGAATCAGCAATATCAGATGTCGGTCCAATTGATAGAGATAACAGGGAATTTGTAAATTTAAAATCGGAGGCCAATATTTTTGAATCTGAAAGGATGCCATCAATATATAAGGAAATTCCGCTAATTCCATATACTCCCACGATATGCAAGGATTTCTTGGAATAATATAGGGCATATCTTGCTATTTCCGTGGCAGATACCTTAAATACGATATCCCCGTTTTCGTAATATAGGCCGATATTGTTTGCATAATCTGCGAATATTACAGTTTGATTAGTTGTGGTAATTGAAGGGGATATCCATACTTCTATAGTAAAATCGTTATCTGATGTATATTTGGTTCCGGCCCCTGCTAAGGTTGTTGCCCCATAGTAATTCTTGGTAATTGGAATTATGATAGATGCGGTATTTGTAATTTTGGTTCCCGAAATCCCACCAGGAATTAAAGGCAAAATGTTTGTGGCAGGGGCGCCTACATAGGTTCCATTATTCCCCGCGCCCGAGATATCGGCAGCGGAAGAGCCAGAGGTCTCATCAAGCGCCCAAAATCCTAGGGGGTAGTCGCGCAAAATCTTAAGTGTATAACTCATAATCTCATTCTACCATTATTTAATAACTAGGGGGTTGTGGTAATCAGCACAATTTGATATACTCTTTACATGAGTAATCTTGTTCAAATTGCTGTTGCTAATGGCGGAAAATTAGCTCCCCTTATAGTTCCGACCACTATTGGTGCTATGAACCCAAGTGTGTTCATAGATGA